TGTGTATGTCACCGTCAAAGCAAGCTAAGACATTTAACACTGTTGAGCTCCGCGTGTTTTCTGAAGCGGTCCATGGTATATGGCCTTTCACTTGGGTTGAAAAATCTTTGGTGAAAGCTCATGTGCCAGTAGACGTTCATGAAATACTTCAGATGGAAGCTGTTGGTCGCACTCGTGACAACAAAACTTATCAACTGTTGTGCCACAAAGCAAAAACTTTGTTGCGTGATAGAGGAATTGTTGGAGTGCAGGCATGTAAAACATTGCTGGTTTTGGTGAACCATGTAATGTCAACAGATCTCATCGTCGAAGAGGAAATGCTTCATGCCCAAATGCATCTGCATGCACATCGAACTTCTATTAACACGAAGTTGTTATTGGACACCAAATTTGCGTCCAGTATCCCTGTGTATTCAGCGTTCATAACTGGCTTAATGTTAATTGGACACTTGATGCGTCGCGGTTTCTACTCAGAGGGTCATTCTGAACCGCACACATTATCTAAAACAGTCTCTCAAGTTTCTAAATTTGTACCAGAATTGTTCATTCCTGTGGCAGCATTGTCTGCTGTCACTGGTTTTGCGGCATGGTACAAATTTCATAACCCTTCGAATCCACCACCCAAGTATTCGATTTCTGATGAACCTGTTTCTAAAGAAATCCATTCATCATCTGCATCGGTTGTTCAATCTAAATTGACATTCTCATCCTTTCCTGCTGAAGCCCAGCCATTACGAGACACTACTGTTGAACCTTTACCAGTAGTTGCTCCTGCAACGATGGAAGTAAATAGGATGGAAAGTAAACCTCCTGTTGGGGAGATGGTGCCGATAGGCATCACCTTAGCCAACTCAACACCGATTGCATATGCTTCAACTCAACACAACACTGTGGTATCACTGGCTAATAGGGCACTTGTCCCAGCAAAACCAGTTGATAAGCAACAATTTCGCAAGTTTTCTGATTTCGTGTTTCAGAACTTTAAGACGTTGTTTCCAGAAAGTGAAAGAGTTACGGCTGACTATGATACTTGGAATAACCGATATCCCAAATTTGTACGTGATCGTCATAACGAGGCGCGTAAATTATATTGGAGAGATTCGAAGTTCCGTCGCAAAGCCTTTGTGAAGGTCGAGAAATTGTTACTCGACGTTAACGGAGAGGTGAAGGATAAAGCACCTCGCATGATCCAAGGAG